CAGTTGCACGCGCAGGATCTGCCGGTGGATCGCGGAGAGCGTGATGATGTACCACTCCTCGCTGCCGTCGTTGTCGAGGTCGAGCAGGACGTGCAGTTCCCACAGTTCCTTTTCGATGGTCGTCTCACTCGACTGCGCGGCCACGTCGATGCCTGCGGCCTGCACGCTCTGCGGCAGTTCGCTGCGCGTACGATCGCTGGTGGCACTCAGCCCCTCGACGGCGTCCTTGTCGTAGAGGCCGCTCTTCGCGCGGCTCTTCAGTTCCTTCAGCCGCCGCCAGAACCGCTTGGCGTAGCACCACACCTCGCTGTCGTCCTGCGCGTGCGCCGGGAGGATCAGGAAGTCGCGCAGCGACACGTTGCGGTAGCTCGGGCCGCGCCGCACCGGCACGAACTCGTCCACGGGCGCAGTGACCGCGCCCGTCTCGTCGGGGTTCTCCGCGTCCATCACCGCGCCCTGCGCGTCGAGCGCGGGCGCGACGACGCCCCGGTCATCGGCCACGATCAGGTCGGGGTCGCCGTCCTGCGCCCCCGGCGTCGTCTCGGGCAGCAGTTGCCGCACCTTCCGGCGCTTGATCATGTCGGCCTTCTCGGAGCACTCCAGCACGCCCGTGCCCTCGATCAGCGCCAACTGCAGCGTGCGCTGCAACCAGCCCTGCAGCCGCTCCTCTTCCTGCTTCCACTGGTGGAACTCTTCGACCAGCGACGCGCGCGGCGCGGCTGCGCCCCACCCGTCCACGACCCACACCGGCTCGACAAAGATCGTCTTGCAGAACCGCGCCCGCATCGCATCGACCTTCTCCGCGATGATCCACGTCGAGAGGTCGGCGGCACCGGGGAACGGCAGGTCTTTCACGTTCCGCTTGCCCTGCTTGTAGAGCCAGTGCCAGTAGTCGAGGTCGCCGCCGGGGTTGATGATCGGCCCCCGCGCGGCAAGCGCCCGGTCGATCTCCTCGGCGAGCATCTGCACCAGTTCGGTCTTCTGCTCGGCGGTGAGCTTTACGTCGAACGGCGACTTGCCCAGCGTGGGCGGCGTCAGCTTGCGGCGGTTCGGACGCGGGTAGACGGTGGGCGGCGGGGCAGGCACGGGCTTACTTCTTCGACGGCTTGCTGACCTTGGGCTTGCGCGAGGGCTTGCGCGGCTGGTTGAGCGCGGGGAACGTGCCGGATGTTTGCATGGGTCGCTCCTTGACGTTGTGGCAGCGGGTAACAGTCGCCGACCGAGACGTGCAGCACGCCGGGCACCGCCGCCACCCGGTAGCCGTGCCCGCAGCGACGGCACTGCGCCCACGTCTGGTTGTCCGACATGGGCGCAGTGATCGGAGCCGTCAGGTCGCGCCGGTTGACGGGGCGCACGACGCCGTGGGAAGCCTCCTACTTGTCATCGAGACGGCTCACCTCGACCGCGAACCACGCGGTGTCGGCGTAAATCAGGATGTCGTCGCCCGCCTCATTCCTGAAGACGAGCGACCCGTTATGGACGAGCACTTCGTGCGCGGTGACATCGCGCTCTTTGCCGTCGCTGAGAACGACGTGGTAGACGCGCATCGCCGTCAGAGCGGATTGATCTCGGGCGTCTCGCCCTCGACCGGCGGCGTCGGCAGCGTGTTGTCAGGCCGCGCGTCGCTGGGCTTGTAGGCCCAGACCCAGCCCACGCCGGGCACGAACGCGTAGACCCAGCCACCGTCTGGATTCTGCGACGGCAGGTTCACTGGGTGGCCGGGCTGCGCGGGCGGCGTCGGCAGCGTGTTGTCGGGATACGGGAACCCCGGTCCCCAGATGCCCAGCGGCGGCTGCGGGATGCCGGGCGGCAGCACGATGGGGTGCGACGGGAACGGCGGCAAGCCCTGCGACGGATACGGCGGCTGACCCGGCAGGCTGTTGTCGGGGAACGGCGGCAACCCCTGCGCCCGGTCCCCCCGGCCCGCCCGCCCACGGCGGTTTCGGCTGTGGCGAGGGCAGCGTGTTGTCGGGATACGGTGCCTCGCCGAGGAACGTGATGAGCGCAACGACTGATCGCATGGGTTCGGTGCTCCAGTTTGAGGGACGAGTTACTTGCGTTCGGCCTTCTCTTCGGCCTTGCTCTGCTTGCCCTTCGGCTCGGCCCGCTCTTCAGCGGCTTCACGCTTCGCGGCGCTCTTCGACGGGGCGGAACTCTTCGCCATGATGATGACCTCGCAGGCGGCGCTCACGATAGCACGACTCAGCGGCGGCGACTATTCGACCCGCCCCAGCGCCCACCCACACGGTGCGCCACTTTCACATCCGCCGGGTCGCGGTCCTGCTGCATCTGCCGCTGCGCCCGCTGCTGCTCCTTGTCGGCGTCCACCTTCGTCGGCTGCGCCGGGCCGTAGGCCAGCACGATGTACTCGACCGCGTTCATCGCGTGGTCGTAGAACCCGTCCTTGAACGCGCGGCGCGTGTTCGGCGACACCGAGTGCGCGATCTTCCGCGCGTCCCAGATGTAGCCCGCCTCCAGCGCGTCGATGAAGTGCGTGCTCTCGATGACGCCCTCCGGCGCGACGACGAGCCAGCGGTCGGGGTCCACCGTGAACGCCGCGCCCTGCCGCGTCAGCCGCTTCATGTAGCCCGCGAGGTGCTGGATGCAGCGGTCCCGCGCGTCGGGATGGTTCGCCCCGCCGATGGTGTAGAGCATCACGCCATACTCGCGCAGCACGTCGGCGGCGCTGACCCGGGTGCCCTGCGAATTGTTCTGGTCGCCCGCCGGGTCGCCCGTGCTCCACACCTCGCACGGCAGCTTCCGCTCGCCATCGACATCCGGCGTCCCGCCGAACCAGAGCGCCCGCTGCGCCACCGCCATCGGCGCGAAGTCCTCGATGAACTGGTCCGTGCCGAGGATGCCGCCGAGCACCCGCAGTTCGCCCCACGGCAGGATCTGCGCCCACACCACCGCCGGGTGCGAGTGCCCGAAGTCCCACCCCTCCAGCAGCGGCACGTTGCCGTTCAGGCGCAGCCGCTGCGCGTGGATCCGCGCGTTGAAGCAGCCCGCATACACCGGCTTGCCCACGATGCTCAGGCCGCGCTTGCCCTCGATGAAGCGCCGCCGCAGCGCGTGCCCCTCGGGATACGCCTCCTCCAGCTTCGCGATGTAGTCGTCGCCGAGGTTGTGCCGGTTGTCGTAGACGCTGGTCCGCAGGTAGAGGTAGCCCGCCTTGCCGTTGCGCTCGGGGAAGTCCTGCGCGATCCAGTGCGTCAGCCCCGGCGGGTTCGGCGTGAGCAGCACCTGATGCGGGTAGCCCGGCTGCGACAGCCGCGCGGGCACGTAGTGCCGATACACGTCCTCGGGCACCTCCTCGGGCTGGTCGATGCCGAGAAACGCCAGCGTCAGGCCCGCCAGCTTGCCGTAGCGGCTCGTCTCCTCGGCGCTCTTCAGCGCCCGCAGGTAGACCCGCGACCCGGTCCCGAGGATCTCGTCGTACTCCTCGTCGCCGTGCCACTGCAGCCGGATGCCGTGCGTCGCGCACCAGTCACGCCAGCGCGGCTTCAGTTGCGCGTCGAGCGCGTCCTGCGTCCACCGGCAGAGCGCGCCGTGGATGCCGTGGTAGTCCACGCAGTAGGCCGCGCTCTTCGCCACCAGCGGCGTCGTCTTCCCGGCGCGGACGGCTCCCTCCAAGTCCACGTAGGGCCACTTCGCCGCGTCGGCGAGCAGGAAGGCGCTTTGTACGGGGTTCCAAAAGTCTTTAACTTCGGGCATGGAACCAGCGGAGCTTCGCCGCGTTGTGGCAGACCCGGCACTTGCGCGTCCCGAGCTTCGTCACGATGGCGTTCGCCATCGAGTGCCCGCGAGCGCAGGTCGCACGGCGATGCACGCGACGGTGACGGCTCGGGGTGACCGGGTCGAGGTGCTCCGGGTTGCAGCAGCGCCGCACGCCGCAGAGGTGATGGAGGTGGTGCCCGGCAGGGACCGGCCCCTTCGTGAGCGCGTAGGCGACGCGGTGTGCCTTCTGCGCCCGGCCTGCGAACCAGAGCACGCCGTAGCCTGACGTGTCCACGCGCTCGGCCCAGATCGCGCAGGGCGTCATCGTCGGTCCAGCCACCACGAAAACAGTATCACCAGCAGCACCAGCGCCAGCCACCAGATGAGACGACGGGCGTTCACGCGCCTCCCAGCAGGTCGCGGATCTCGCGCACCAGCGTGCTGCTGTTCGCCGTCTCGCCGTGGTCGCAGAGCCGCAGCATCGCGCAGTGCAGCAACTGGGCGTAGCGTTCGTTGCGCCGCAGCACCGTGCGCGTGTTCTCCGTCAGCGTGAAGTCGAGCACCAGCCGCAGCGCGGCGTCGTCCTCGGCGTCGAACTTCCACCACGGCGGCGGCGTCTCCGGCGGCGGCACGCCCGCCTCGTAGGTGCTCGCCCGCAGCCGCCCGATCAGCGTCCGCGCCGCGAGGATCGTCGGGTCGTGGTCGGCGGTGTCAGCCGTCTCGGTCATCAGGCTCTCCAGTGGGCAACGCGCGCGTCGAGCCAACCAGCTTCGGCTGCTGCGCGGTGACGAACGCAAACTCCTCGCTCGTCGTGAACACGTTCACGATGGTCGTGGGCCGGTGCTCGCTCGGCACCTCATCGATCTGCGGCACCCGCCCGAAGCGCCGCTGCTCCAGCACGTTGAGCGCCGCCTGCCGGTCCCGCGCCCGCAGCCGGTAGTAGCCGCCGAAGAACTTCGCGACCTGCTCGCCCGTCCCCGTCGCGAGCACACTCAGCGCCTCGATGATCCGCTCGCCATCCGGCTTGCCGGTGTGCTTGTCAATGAGTGCGGCGGTCGGGTTTGTCAGCAGGTACTCGGCGGCGGCGGCGAGGGCGCGGCCCCTCGGCTTCCGGGGTTTCCTCGGCTTGCGGTTCCGATTCGGAAACCGATCCGGTGCCTTCGTCTTCACGGGCATGGCGTGCCCCTTTCGGTGTCGCGACCAGCGCGACGTAGAACGTGCGGTTCCGCAGCGCCTGCAGCACGTCGGTCAGCCCGGCCACACTCGCCGGGTCCAGCGACAGCCGTAGCAGCGCCTCGCCCTCGCCGTTGAGCGCGAACGCCGCGCCGAGGTCGGGCAGATGCGCGAGGGCGCAGAAGACCGTGTCGGCCATGTCGGGCATCGCAGGCTTCACGCGATCACCCCCAGCGCAGCCTCGTCGGCCTTGAACGCGGCCAGCGACGGGAAGTAGAGCACCCCGTCTCGATGCGCCGTGCCCTTCACGTCGAGCGTCCTGCCGTCGTGCAGGAAGTCCCAGCCGAGGTCGGGCGCGTGCGTCCGCACCGGCTGACCCAGCCACCGGCTCGCCGCACACTCGGCGGCTGCGCCCTGCCACTCCGCGTCGAACGGCGACAGCCCGCCGTGCGCGTGCGCCGCCACCGCCTTGTTCACCGCCCCGCGTGCCCGGTCTGCGGCCTGCCGCGCCACCACCACCGCGTCGATCTCGCGGCGCGGGATGCGGAACCACGCGTGCAGCGACACCAGTTCGTCCTGCGTCACCGACGGACGCAGCCCCGCCCGCCCGATGCGCCGAGGCTGCTGCCGCACCATGAACGCCGGGCGACCGAGGTAGCCGATGAGCCGCACGCGGATCAGTTCGTCCATGTGCCGTCGATGGCTGCGACCGGGTTGAACCCCGTCACGCTCGCCTCGCGGAACAGTTGCCCGTCCACGAAGATCTGCACCGTGATGGTGCCGCTGAAGAAGTCGCGGTCCTTCGCCGACAGCGAGAGGAAGCTCGACGTGCGCGTGGTCTTCAGCGTCGAGAACCACGGCAGGTTCGTGCGGATCGTGCTCGTCCCCTCGGTGCTCGACGTGAGCGTGATCTCCACCGTGCCGGGGTCCGTCCCCGTGACGTGGAAGTCGATGACGTGGACCGCTGGCGGCGGCGCAGGCGGGTCGGGCGCGATGACGGAGACGCTCTTGTCCTCGGAGCAGCCGCAGAGCGTCGAGCACCCCGCCAGCAGACCGAGCAGGGGCAGCGCGAGCAGCAGGCGGTGCGGCATGGCTGGGTATCCTACCGCAAGCTCACGTCGATGAGCGCCAGCACCGTGTCGCTGCCGCCCGCGTTGACGATGGCCTGCCGCGCCTCGATGAGCGCCGCCCTGAGCCGCGCGGCCTCGCTCTGGCCCTCGCTGTCGAACAGCGCCGGAGGCGACGCGTAGGCGCTGCTGCTGACCGTCACGAAGCCCTCGCCGTCGAGCAGCAACTGCAGCAGGTCGGGCAGCGCGTGCGGGTCGTGCTTCACGCGCAGCGGCACCGTCGAGGCCAGCACCGTCTCGGCGAACGGCAGCGCGAGCGCCTCGACGTGCGACGCGCGCATGAACACGATCAGGCAGCGCCGCAGCATCAGCAGTTCCTGCGTCAGGTCCAGCGCCTGCGTCGTCACGTCGTGCAGGTCGCGGGCGCTGACCACGCACCGCTCGCCGGGCAGCGCCAGCGCCGAGGCCAGCGACAACTGCAGCAGCCGCTCGCGCAGCAGGTTGGAGTGCGCGTCGGGGTGGCTGACGAGGTCGAACGGCTCGGTGCTGCTCATCGCGGCTCCAGTTCGATGGTGACGCCCTCGCGGTCGCTGGCGAGCGCGTCAGGCCCGAGCAGTGTGCGCCGGGCGTTGATGGCGACGACCTGCTTATCGTCCAGATAGGCGATGCCCGTTAGGGCGTCGAGCACCGCCCGCACCAGCTTGTCGAGGTCGGGCGCGTCGCCCTGCCGCCGGGGCTGGACGACGAAGTGGAGCTTCATCCAGACCTCGCCCTCGGTCGGCGGCTCGGTGCCCAGCGCGGCCCGCATGGCCCAGCCGACGGCGGTGCGCCACGCCTTGAGATGGACGCTGTTGTGCGTCATGCGCCCCTTCCCGAGCGACCGCATCGACCCTTGGGGCACCGGGCGACCGGGCACGAAACATTGGGCTTTTCGCATATTTGGACGTTAGGGCACTTGACCCTTACCGCGAAGTGGCGCGTTTGCAACAACTTCCAGCACCTAACATGAAGTGTGCCACGCGTGTCTCAGAATGGCACACTGTGAAAAGATTCTCACCACCCGTAAGTTGTTGATAATCCCACAACCGGACATGGGGCTGTAGACCGCTAGGTTGCCCCACGTTGAACGCGACCGCGTCCAGACGGGGGTAGTAGCGGCCCCCCCTGAGATCTCTTCACCACGGAGGCGCTTCGCTTTTCGAGCGAAGGTGGGTGTCGGAGAACCGACAGCCCCCTCGGAACCCCCCCGTTCCCCCCGGAGGGGAAGCTCGATTGTCGCATCGCGGGCGCGGCCCCGGTTTTCCGGGGTGAAGCTCTGGGCGCTCCGAGGGACGCCAGACGCGTTGACGAGGCACGGTGAGTGGCCCCTCCGGTCCTGCGACGACGAGCAGGCGTCTGCGAACCTCCAGCACGCGACTGGCGACGACCTGCTTGCGCCACCAGAGGTGGACGGGTTCCCCGCGCTTGAAGCTCACGCCCGTGGCTCCGGCTTGCGGTAGGCCCGCAGGGGCTGCTCGTTGTCGTCCAGTTCCAGCAGGATGGTCCCGAACTCCTCGTAGCCGACGCGATGGACGGTCGTCCATTGGCCCTCGGAGATCGTGAGGATCGTGATGGGCGGCGCGACATCGGGCAGCGGGGTGCCTTTCGTGAGGAACGCCAACACGGCGTTGAGCGGATACGGGACGAGCGCGGGGCGGTCGGTGGTCATGCGATGCTCCAGTGGGTGTGACGTGACTGCGACGACCGTCACACCCTCCCTAAAGGGAGGGAGGGTGGGTGTGACAGAACGGTTTGGTCACAG